AAGGTATACAGGAAACTATTTAAGAGATTTTGGCACAGCATATCAAAGTAACTATACTAGAAATTATACTGAACCTTATACTCCAAACTATATAAGTCAGTATGTTACGCAATATACAAGAAATTTTGTGGGAAATTTTGAATCTCAGTTCACTGGAGTTTATCAAAGAAACTTCGTAAGAAATAATGATGTAGGTTATCAAAAAGAGTTTGCAGGAACTTATGATCGTAATTTTGCAATAAATTATGTTAGCACTACTGATGTTAATTATGGCAAAGATTATCAAAGAAGATATACAGGAAACTATGATAAGAATTTCGAATCTGTTCCTTATGATATAAATTATATTAGGCAGTTCAATGTTGCATATATACCTAACTATATCAGACAGTTTCAGGCATCCTATGATGGAACAGAATTTGTAGCACAATATCTGCAGACGTATACTGGCGCATATAATAAGGTTTATGAAGCTAATTATGAAGGTAATTATGAAAACAACTATGAAGGTAATTATGAAAACAACTATACTAGAGTATATGAAAATATCTATATAAAGGATTACCTTGGAAATTTTATTGGTAACTTTGAGGGTGAAACTATTGATGCAACACATGAAACAAACGAGACATACACATTATATGTAAGAATCGCATAGGAGATTGAAATGAAAAAAGAATGGAAACATCCATTTTGGGAAAATGCAGCAAAGGATAGGATGACGGTTCGTTTGAATATTACTCATGATGATGGAACTTTTTCCACCACTGTTGCAAAAGTATCTAAATATGATGGAGAGGGTAATATATCATCCGATTATGAAGAAGTGTTAGAACAAAACAGTATGGAAGAGGTTGATAGATTTACTGAAGAAAGACTTGAAAGACACCGCCAAGAACGTGAGGCTAATATAAAAAAGCAGCAAGAAAAAAATGAATCTAAACGACTTGAAGATTTGTTTAATGCAAAACTGCAAACATTTGAAATACCTCAAATAAAAGAATCTACTAATCGCTCTTTAAAGTCAAAAATTAGGAAAGCAAAAAACACTATTGAAATGCAAGCATATGCTACTATACTATTGATGGAGATCATGAATGAAGGAAAATCCGACTAAAGGATTTGTGACTGTTGCGACTAAACGTAAACAGTTTTTAATGGGTGCTGATAATCTAAAAGAATCTTTACTTGATCACTGTCCTGATGCAAAGATAACTTTGTTTACTGAACAGCGTTTTATAGACGATCCTTCATGTCAAGTATATTTCAGAGACTTTGATAAAGTTCTTCCAACTCCTAGCAACACGAATAGAGAAAAGATGTGGGGAATGGCAAACTCCCCATACGATCTTACGTTCTATATGGACGCTGATATTGAAGTAGCTCATGATGATATAGCAAACATCTTCGATCATTTGGAAGATGGTGAATATGATATGGCATATGTTAATCTAACTAAAGAAGGTGCAAAGTATTTTGCTGAATGGGAATGGGGTCCAAATCTATACGATGATGGATGGGAAGGAGTACCAGATCATTTAGCGCATTGTGGTGGTGTAGCTCTTTACGATATGCGTAATCCTCTTATAAAAGAGTTTATGATGGATTGGTACGACTTGTTTTTAAAGCAAAGAGATGGTCGATGGAATCCAGAAGCTTTTGATTATATTAAGACAGGAAACTTTAGACAGTGGGATCAACTAACTCTTTGGTGGTTGATATATCACTCACCTAAATATGAGTCGTTGAAGTGGAAGTTTTTTAAAGATAACTATAGGTGGAACTACTTTACAAGTTTTGGGTTTAATAAGGATGGAACACACAACTGTCACGAAGTTGATCCTACTAGAGATTATTGGAAAACTGATCCAGAACCTGTAATAATACATTATTCAAGTTGGATGGATAAGTTCGGAGATAAGGGAATTTTGTGATGAATAAAAAAGTAAACTATATGAGAGACATTGATTTAAAAAACCAAGAGTTTTTAGATATCTTAAATGAATATAAAGATGTGCTTCTTAAGAGAGATACTCCTGATGACGTTCCACTTATTGAAAAAGAAATACCTATAAATCATAAAGATGATAAAGCAGAAGATTGGGTATCTGATCAATATCTAAAAGAGATCATATCTCAAGGAGAGGGTCATGATGGGTTTCCTAGAGTTCTAAAAGGATTTTCTGGTTTAAAACATGAGAATGAAAAAGATATTAGAGGAAGGGTTATTAAAGACGCTTCCAGAGTTCTGAACACTAAGCTTATTGAGTTTCTCTCTTGTCGCAATAATGCTCTTAATGCTTGTTATCCCCCCGGTGGTTTTATTTCTTGGCATAATAATGCGAATGCTTCGGGTTATAATATCATTATCACATATTCAGAGACAGGTGAAGGGTGGTTTGATTATTGGGATGTTGAAAAACAAGAGAGAGTTCGTATTCAAGATAAACAAGGTTGGCAAGCAAAGATGACATACTTTGGCCCTTATAGTGAGCCTGATCAGGTGTGCTATCATGCTGCATATACTGACTGTTACCGTATTACTGTTGCATTTGTTTTTGCAGAAGCTGATACATTTTGGGAAGAGGTAATTGAGGATCTTGAAACAGAGTGTTAATATTGTATGTGTCTGCGTAGGAACAAAATATACAAAAGAACATGTGAATAGACTGTATAGAATGGTAGAGCGTAACTGTACTCTACCATTTTCTTTTTATTGTATATCAGATGTTCAACAAGATGTCAATACTATTTTTATAAACGAAGATTTAGACTTAGAAACTTATTGGTGGAAAATAGAACTTTTCAATCTTGACTTTGAAGACCCCACCCTGTATCTTGACTTAGATGTTGTGGTACAAAATAACCTAGACTATCTCTTCGACAAAATAGATGAGACGATAAAAACGATTGCCTTTGAGGATATTGGTGCGTATTATCCATACGATGGAACTAAGGATAATATTTTGACTATTCCCTTAGGTAAAATAAATAGTTCTATAATGCTACTATATCCATATCTTCACAAGGAACTATATAAAAAGTTTATTGAGAATATAGATTATAATATAGTACACTACTATGGATTGGATAGGTTTGTTAGCAATGAATATGATAGTTTGTCTTTTTTAGATTTTGGTAAAGATTATTATCACAGATCAAAGGGTTGTCTGCCTGATAATAAAATAGATAAATATAATCTGAACTATGATCCTGAGATAACTATATGCATTTTATCTCAGTGTGAAGATGAACATTATAAAGGTTTAGAGAAATATTTCTTATAAATAAAGGTAAAGTTAAAAATAACTAAGAGATTTACCTATGTCGCAGTATGAAGATTTTACCATCGATCAAGGAACGGACTTCAATATTCAGTTGGAATTGGTCGATAAGAACAATGCAAAGAAAAACTTAGCTGGTTATTCTTGTGCTGCACAAATTCGCAAAACATACTCTTCAAGTGATTCTGATGCAGTTACGTTTTCTACTCAAGTACAAGCACCTGCAGCAGATGGTGTATTGAACTTAACGTTAACTAACACTCAGACCAGTGCAATGAAGTCTGGTCGTTATGTCTATGATGTGGAGATTTCTTCTACCGATAGTGCTGCGAACACTCTCGTTGAAAGAATACTAGAAGGACAGATCACAGTATCGCCTTCGGTTACTAGAACCTAAGGAGACATAATGGCTATTCGTATTGTATCGGCCGGGACAACGATTGTTAAAAGAGTAACCGTAGGAACGCCAACTAGAATCGGTGATCCTTCGGTTGGATCTATTATAACACTTGATGATGTAAATGGTTCAACAAATCTTGCACATGGAACTTACATAAGATACGACTCAGATCTTAATAAGTTTATTCATACAGGTTTTGATAGTGATGCCAGAAATCTTATCAGTGCTGATATTGCCTTATCATACGATCCTTCAACAGGACAAGTAATACACACTAACTCAGGTGTGGTTTCAGGCGCTTATGGAACTGCATCACTCATCCCAACTATATCTGTAAATGATCTTGGTCATATTGATAGTATAGGAACAGTAAGTGTTGCAGGTGTATCTACCTTTACATTCGACTCTGATGAGGCAACTCTCAACATAGGAACTGCTGATGGCGGTTCATTTAATGCACGTATAGGCTTAAAACATTTTAGTACTAATGATCTAGTAGAGAGTGATAATCTATACTTTACAGAAGCTAGAGTAGACACTGCTATTTTAGATGTTGTTAGAACGCAAGACGTTGCACTTATTGATAGTGCTAACGGTAATAGAATAACTAATATTAGTCAGACAGTTTTACCAAGCGGTAGACCAACCACATTAATCACATCAGCAGATTCTGCAAACAGTTTATTAATTTTAAGTAATCAGTTCGGTATAGCAAATCCTGCAGGTGTGAAGTTACTTGAAACCTTTGGTGATAGTGGGCATATTGAACTTTACTTCAATGGGCAACATGCTATAGACACAACATCTTATGGTGTTAGAGTTTTTGGTCAAATGAGATCAGACTCTGCACAAGTCATAGGAAATCTGAATGTTGATGGTATTACTAGCCTAGACAGCACTAATGTTGTTGGAGATCTAAACGTCACAGGAGATCTAGGGTTTACGGGGGATCTAGCTGTAACTGGAAATGCAACAGTCACAGGAAGCATTTTATATCAAAACGTATTTGCTACTGAAGGTGATTTACCCAATGCCTCTACATACCATGGCATGTTCGCCCATGTTCATGCAACTGGCAAAGGATATTTCTCACACGCAGGTTCGTGGCATAAACTTTTAGATGAAAGTACTAGCACTACAACAGATCTTACGGAAGGAACAAACTTATATTATACGAGAGCACGTAGAGATTCTGATTTAGGTAATGTTGGTGTTGATCTTTTACCGCTTTCTGACAGCGACTATGACTTAGGTTCCCCAACAAAGAAATGGAAAGATTTATATCTTTCAGGATCGTCAGTACACCTTGGTAGTATAATATTAAAAGATGCTGATGGTCAACTTTCTGTGACCGACAACAGCGGAAATCCTGCAGCAGTAGATCTGTCATCTAACTCGACTTCAGACCTATCTGAAGGCACTAACTTATACTACACTACTGCACGTAATGACTCAGACACTAATGCATACATTGCAGGTAATAGAACGTATGGTAACATCACAACAACTGGTTACATTGCTGGACCTGCTAACCTAACCATTGATCCTGCAGGTGTTGGAGACAACACAGGTAAAGTTATCATTGCAGGTGACCTTCAAGTTGATGGCGTACAAACAATAGTAAACTCTACCACAGTTTCTATAAACGATAAAAATATTATTTTGGCAGACAGTGCTGCTGATAGTGCTGCTGCAAATGGTGCAGGTATTACTGTAGAAGGTGCAAACGCACTCATACAATATAATGCTACGACTGACACATGGGATCTGAACAAACCATTAGGCTCCACTAGAAATCATTTAGTTAACTTCAGTACAACTAACTTATCAGAAGGCTCTAATCTATATTACACTAAAGTTAGAGTCGATAGTGATGTAAATCAAGGATTTGCAGATAGAACCACTGCAAATCTAGCTGAAGGTAGTAATCTATATTATACTACAGCAAGAGCGGATTCTGATGCTAAGAACTCTGTGTCTGTAACAGATAACGGTGGTGATGGATCTCTCACATACACACCTGCAACTGGTGTCATATCCTATACTGGTCCTAGTGCTGCAGAGACACGTGCTCATTTCTCAGGTGGCACAGGTATCACATATACAAGTGGTACAGGCGAGATTAAGATTACTGATACTACTGTTGTTGCAGGAACCTATGGTTCAGCGTCATTAGTTCCTGTATTTACGGTTAATGCCCAAGGTCAAGTAGACTCTATAGGCACTGTATCAGTAGCAGGAGTTTCAAGCACATCATTCGATAGTGCTTCAGGAATATTTACAATCAATACAGCAGATGGCGGGGTGTTCCCAACAACCATTCTTGATAGCGATCTTACTAAGTCTAGAACTAGAGATGTTCTTGGCGCAGAGGATGCAGGTGGTGATGGTAGCTTTGCATACGACTCATCAAGAGGTGTCTTCACATATACTGGCCCTAGTGCTGCAGAAGTCAGAGCACACTTTAGTGCAGGTGGAGATCTAACATACAATAGCGGAACTGGCGAGTTTAGTTTTAATGTTGAAGATGTGTATACAAAAGCAAACTTTGACAGTGACTTTAATACTTCTATAGATGAAGCTGCTTTAGGTGGGGTGGGTCTTGATTACAACTCTACAACAAATACTTTACGAATTGACTCAGCAGAATTATCGGCATACGCATTACCTATAAGAAGTTACTTTTCAGCAGCAGGGGATTTATCATATAATAATACTACAGGTGAATTTAGTTTTGATGTTGAAAGTGTGTATACACAAGCTAACTTTGATAGTGATTTCAACACGTCATTGGATAATGCGGCTTTAGGTGGAACTGGACTTTCATATGCTGCAGATAGTAATACTCTTAGTATCACTAATACAGGTGTAACTTCAGGATCATATGGTTCAGCTTCATTAGTTCCTGTACTAGCAATCAATGGTCAAGGTCAAATTACATCAGCGTCCACAGTTTCTGTTGCGGGTGTATCCTCAACAAGCTTTGATAGTGCTTCAGGAATATTCACAATCAGTACTGCAGATGGTGGAACCTTCAATACAACAATCCTAGACTCTGACTTATCAGCTTCTAGAGCAAGAGATGTTGTGAGAGCGGTTGACGCAGGTGGGGATGGTAGCTTTGTATACGACTCAGCTTCAGGCACATTCACATACACTGGTCCATCAGCATCTGAAACAAGAGCACACTTCTCAGGTGGAAACGGTATTGAGATTACTAATGGTAAAGTTGATATGGACTCTGCATATGATGCGGTGTTTAATACAGCAACCATAACCACAGGTGAAATATACACAACACCTACTGAGACTTCTGTGAATGATAATAGTGCAACTGTTGTTGACACTGAGGCTCATGGAAGCGACTTTAAATCTATAGAGTATGTTGTGCATATGGATGATGATGCAGCAGGACATTCTCAGATTTCTAAACTACTATTAACATATAATAAAACAAGCGTGTTCTATTCAGAGTATGGTATGGTAAGTTCTTTCACAGGAGACAGTGATATCGGAGCTTTGACTGCAGATGTTAGTGGTTCGGATATTAGATTACTATTTACTAGAGCAAGTGGCATGGGAACAATAAGTGTGAAACCAGTGAAAACTGTAATATCATAAATACAGATAACGCCTTGGGGAAAGTGAACTATGGCAGAAAAAGATTTTAAAGTTAAAAATGGCTTATTTGTAACTGATAGTGCAAATGTCAACGATCTAAATGTGCGTGGAACTGCAGAAGTTACAGGCGCTATTACTGCGACAGGTGGTGTTGTTGGTAACGTTACAGGTCAAGTAAGCGACATTTCTAATCACAATACGGGTGATCTCACAGAGGGTAGTAACCTATACTATACTACTGCTAGAGGTGATAGTGATACCACAGCCTTAGTAGACTCTGCATATATTACATTAAGAACACCTGAGTACGTTAGACTAACAGGCGCACAAACTCTCACAGATAAAACTTTAGTTGATCCTATTATTGACTCAACGCAAATGTATGGTATGCAGTATGGTGGCATATCATTTAATGTTGATGGTCAACTAGGCGACTCACTTCAATCCGTACTTAACTTCACATCAAAAGAAGCAGGTGAAGATGCAGTATTAAGTTTAGGTGTTAATGGTCAGTTTAATCATGCTATTGGTGTTACAGGAAATGCAGCATCTAATGATATGGTCATTGGATTTGAAGGTGCCAATACTGAACTCAAGATTAAAAGTGGTGTTGGTAAAGCCCCATTTAATCTAAGTGGTGGCACAGATCTTCTTACCATGGATACAGGTGGTAAGATAAATGTTACTAACCCAACAGAAGCAACAACTAAAACAAATGCTGCAGTAACAATTGTTGGTGGTCTTGGTGTTGATAAAAACATTCGTGGGCAAGACATTATTGCTCAAGGTAATGTCACTGCCACAGGAACACTGTTTGGTACATTGTCTGCTGCATCTCTTTCTGCTAGATCCACAAGTGATCTAAGTGAAGGCACTAATCTATATTACACAGATGCAAGAGTAGATTCATATGTCAATGCTTCTATACTAACTACTGATGTATCTGAAGGAACTAACCTCTATTACACCACAGCAAGAGCCGATAGTGCAGCTAAGAATGCTATCTCTGTCAACGATGGTGGTGGTGATGGTAGTTTATCATATAGTGCTTCTACAGGTATAATATCGTATCAGGGTCCAAGTGCTGCTGAAGTAAGAGCGCACTTCACTGGTGGAACTGGTGTTACTATAACTAGTGGCTCTATTGCCATTGGTCAGGATGTTAGTACGGGTGCGTCTGTTACCTTTGATACTTTAGCTGTTTCAAATAATGCTACAATATCAGGTGACTTGACGGTTGGTGGAGATTACATTCTAAACGAAACAACTGACCTTAGAGTTACCAATGCACTGATCAAACTTGCAGATTCAAATAATCAAGATGCGGTAGATATTGGTGTTGTTGGTAGATACAAAGACTCAGCAGGTGGTCCTATTAGAAGGTCAGGATTTTTCAGAGATGCTACAGACGGTGAGTGGTATACGTTTGTTAATCTTATCCAAGATAATTTAGATAGTTCTCCTGCGTCTCAAATCATCAACAGATCAGATCCTTCTTTTGAGTTAGGTACGTGGAATTTCGGTGCTTTGAAGGGTAGATACTTAGGGTTTGACTCAGACTTCAGAGTTTTTTCTACAGACTATACCGTTTACACCTCAGATTTTACTGCAGTATCTGCAGGAAGATATGCAATCGATACTTCAGGGGGTGTGGTTACAGTAACTCTTCCTGCAAATCCAACAACAGGAGATTACATAAGACTTATTGATGTTGGAAACTGGACAGGAAACTCTGTCATTCTCAACAGAAATGGCGAGACCATTGAAGGTTATTCAGAAAACTTTGAACTTGATTTAGGTCAATCTATCATTGAGTTAATACATATAAATAATAATTGGCAGCTATACTCATCTATTGGTCAGAGGGGTCAAAAAGGTGATAAAGGCGATTCAGCAGATGTTGCAACATTCAGTACACAAAGTCAGTCTATAGCATTCGCAGTGGCATTAGGATAGGAAAATAAAATGGCGAAACAACTAGTAAGAGATTACGTTTTTACACCGGGATCAGCGGGTGCAGGTACTATTGTTGTACCATGCAGATATGAACTTGACAAACTTCTCTTGATTACAAATGTAACAGATAACGTGATTATCTATAACTTTGGTGATGCGTCATTTGCAGGAACCACTACAGCATTTACAAAAGGAACCACAACAGACTTTCCCACAGTAGATACATTGCATAGTGGGTATACCACCATCACTTTAGCTGCAGATACATCTTCTATGAGTGCCTCAGACGTTCTGCAAATCTTTGCAGAACCTCAAGTGGACTTTGGTCAGACTATCAGACCATGGCAATTTGGTACAGACGCTATCGAAAGAATGCGTGTATCAACACCCGAATCAATGATCGATGCTGACTTTGAATATGGATTGCAGCCTACTAAGTGGGCAGGGTATGGTACGATTAAAGGATACCCATCCACATATGATGAGCCGGGAGTTGACCTTACAGTTAACACTATTACCACAGACTATCAAACTTCTAGTACTTCAAATAGTTTGATCAGTATCACGTTTGTAGATTTAGATCACGATTTATCTGTTGGAGATGTTGTAAACGTATCAGGACTAGACGCAGGTACAGCAGGATTCTCACGGGCTGATGGTAGTTTTATTATTGATCAGGTTCCAGACACCCAAACTATTAAATACTTTGCACGTGGAACTGTAGGAACATCAAGTGGTCAATCACTTAAAACAGAAGAGACTATTGGTAGAAAGGGTGGAGTATACGCAAACTCATCTATTCCTGTAGCATCAGCAACTTCTAATGGCGCTGATCCAAGTGTGATTACACTTAACTTTACAAATCCGCATGGATTAATCCCAGGTTGTCCTGTTCATGTTACAGTGGGCGCAGGTACAAATAAAGAAGAAGCTACAGGACCATTTGTTGTTAAATCAACACCATCTTTGACTTCATTAACATATACAGCAAGGGCAGGGGCGGCTGTAGGAAGTCCTTCTAGTGTTACTCTGTATGCTATCTCAAACGCAACTATTTTGCACAGACCTTCTGATGGTGGGGTTATTCTCTCGACTAAAACTCCTACATATGCTGCTGCAGTTATCAGACAATCAAAAAGATTCTTCCGCTACCAATCTGGTAAAGGTTTCTTGTGGTCATCAGGTACGTTATTTGCACCAAACTATGATCTACAAAGCATTACTGCAGCAGGAACGACAGTTGGTTCTGCGATTACTGTAAAGACTGACGATATCGATCATGGTCTTCAAGTAGGGGCAGATATTACTCTTGAAGGTATTACAACTTCGGGGTATGAAGATGATTACACAGTTGCAAGTATTGTAGATGACTATACATTCACAGTTGCTGCAAAATCAACGTTGGGAGACACTACTGCTGTCTTAGCTCAACAATCTAAGGTGTATGTAAAAGGTTGGGTTGGTTCTGCTGTTCGTGCAGGTATGTTTGATGATCAAAATGGTATCTTCTTTGAATTTGATGGCAACCAAATGTTCTGTGTTAAAAGATCCTCCACAGACAATATTACTGGCACACTGTCAATGACACAAAACAGTAATGCTGTGACAGGAAGTAACACAAGACTCACTGAACAGGTGCGAGCTGGTGATCGTATAATTATTAGAGGAATGACACACTTTGTTACTCAGGTTGTAAGCAATACCTCTATGTTCATTACACCAGATTACAGAGGTGTGACACAAGGTGGTATTAGATCTCAAAAAGTATCAGAACTCAGAGTTCCTCAATCAAAATGGAATATGGATAAAGCTGATGGTCTAGGATCTTCTGGATACCATTGGGATTTTAACAAGATGCAAATGATTGGTATTGAGTACTCTTGGTATGGTGCAGGTTTCATTCACTTCATGGTTAGAGGTGATGATGGTAGATGGTTATATATCCATAGAATGAAAAACAACAACATTAATGATGAAGCTTATATGAGATCAGGCAACCTTCCTGTTAGATATTCTATTGAGAATGACTCTCCAATCACCTTTCTTACAAATACTATTGATGCAACTCAAACAACAATTCCGGGAGCTAACTTACAAGAGTTTGATGATGCGGGTGTATTAATGATTGACAACGAAATCATTTCATATACAGGCAGAAGCGTAACAGATGGAGCGGGTAACTTTACAGGATGTACTAGAGCGGCAACTCTATCTCAGTATCTCCAAGGTACTACAAATAACCTTACAGCAGGTAGTGCTGCAACTCATAGTAGTAATACTGGTATTATTGAGATTTCCAACACTTGTTCTCCAACACTATCGCATTGGGGTTCTGCCCTAGTAATGGACGGTGGATTTGACTTTGATAGAGGTTATATTTTTAACTACTCAAACTCTCACAATACATCTGGCGATAAGATTGGTACAACTCCAATCACATCATTCTGTTTGAGACTAGCTCCTTCAGTATCTAACTCTTCTGTGGGTCGATTAGGGGCAAAGGAACTTCTTAATAGATCACAACTTCTTTTACAACAATGTGCGGTTGGATTGTCACGTGGTTCATCTTCATCGGGTGAGGTGGTTGTTCAGGGTATCATTAATCCAAGAAATTTCTCTGACGCATCATGGAAATCATTGAATGCTGTTGATGATGGTGGACAACCATCCTTTGCTCAAGTTGCTGATAAAGATGATATCACTTGGTCTACAGGATCATATGCGTTACCAGGCGAAAGAATCTTCTCATTCGTTTGTAATGCATCTAGAGCGGATGCTTTGACAACTGTTCTTGAACTAGGTGGTCTTAAAGAACTATCAGGTGCTCCATTGGGTGGCGACTACAAATATCCAGATGGCCCAGATGTTTTGGCTATCAATGCTTTTGTTAAATCAGGTGATGTGAAAGGAACGATTCAGTTAAGATGGGGCGAAGCCCAAGCATAACCATAAGAAAGTGTAAAGATGGTACAAAAACTTAGTGATTTTTTAGGCACTTCATTTAGTGAAAACCCTGTAGACTCTTCAGGGATCGTGTCTATTATTGGCACGACAACAATATTACTAGATTCAGGTACTAGTGGCAACTATGTTAAGACGTTAACAGGTGCAGCAGGATTGGACATAACCTCTCCTGCACACGCACTTGATGCGACTATTTCCATCGACAGTGATCACATTGCAACAAGAACTGGCACACAAACTCTTACAAACAAAACTATTAACTTAAGTAACAATACTCTAGTAACTACACTATCACAACTTAGTGCTGCAGTTAGTGGCGACACAGTTATTGGCGCACAGGCAACACAAACTTTAGCAAATAAGACATTAACTAGTCCTACGATAAACGGCGCTGATATCAATGGTCCTTTAGCTATCAATGATATTACTACCTTTGGTCTTAGGGATGTTACTACCACAGATTACGAAACTCTTATCGTATCTAATAACGCAAGTCCTGCATTAACAGCAGACAGAACTCTTACGCTTGATATTAACAATGCCAATAGGACCATTAGTCTTGCAGGAGATCTGACATTAGCAGGTAATCTAATCACAAGTGGTGGGCATGCTGTTACGCTAACGACTACAGGAGCAACTGGTGTAACATTACCAACATCAGGAACACTTGTCTCTAGGGCATCTGCACTTGGAACCACAGGAACATTTGGATCTGCTTCTTTGGTTCCAATAATAACTGTGAACTCTCAAGGGTTGGTTGATAGTATAGGTACAGTTTCTGTAGCAGGTGTTAGCTCAACATCATTCGATTCTGCTGCAGGTGCATTAACAATCAACACTGCTGATGGTGGTTCTTTTGTACAGCCTATCTATACACAAGAATTGACAAGAACTGCAGTAAGTGGTAGCACAGGTATTAGCTACAATAATAGTACTGGCGCTATATCAACCAATGATGGTGCGATTGTTCATGACAACTTGTCAGGTTTCGTGGGCAACGAACATATTAACCATACTAGTGTAACATTAACAGCAGGTACTGGTTTAGCAGGTGGGGGTACTATTGCCGCAAGCAGAACTTTTAGTATAGACTCAAGTGAACTGCATGCATACTTTGGGGGTGCAGGTAAAGGTATGGACGCAGACTTACTTGACGGGCAGCATGGTTCACACTACCGTATTGATGTTTACGATGCGTCTGGAACTCTTTTGAACTAATATAAATACTGTTAAAATAGGAACAAAACATGGCTAACCCTAGTTCAAGACAAGGCTTAATAGATTACTGCTTACGCAGACTAGGTGATCCTGTCATCGAAATCAATGTGGATGAAGATCAAATAGAAGATCGTGTAGATGAGGCTCTACAGTATTTCAGGGAGTTTCATTCAGAAGCCACGTATAGAGGATATATTCAACACCTCTTGACTGCAGATGATATTACTAACAAGTATGTTTCGATATCCTCTGATGTTCAACAGGTCACCAAACTATTTAAGTTAGAGCAAGGTTTGTTCTCACGTAATATGTTTAGTGTCAAATACCAAATGCATATGAACGATATAGCCAACATGGGTTCTTATGTTGGAGATCTTGCATACTATGAGCAAGTACAACAATATCTTTCTCTACTTGATATGAGATTAAATGGCACTCCACAGGTAGAGTATGTAAGGAAACAAAATCGCTTATACATTCACGGTAACTTTGATGATGGTGATATCAAAGAAGGCGAATATATTGTAGCAGAAGTCTATAGTATTATTGATGGTGCTACTCACACAGCAGTGTGGAATGACTTGTGGTTAAAAGAATATACTACAGCACTTATCAAACATCAGTGGGGCGCAAACCTTATCAAGTTTGAAGGAATGCAAATGCCTGGAGGGGTTACAATAAACGGTAGACAAATCTATGAAGATGCGTTACAAGATATCGAAAGATTAAGAGAGAGAATCCGTTTGGAACATGAACTTCCTGCAGATTTCTTTGTAGGCTAACATGGCAACTAATCTATACTTCAGTCAAAAAGTACACTCAGAACAGAACCTCTATGAAGATATTGTCATAGAGTCCTTAAAGATGTTTGGTCAAGATGTGTACTATCTTCCAAGAGATATTGTAAATGAAGATAGGATTTTTGGAGACGATGTTCCTTCAAGGTTTAACTCATCTTACAAAGTGGAAATGTATATTGAGAATACAGAAGGGTTTGATGGTGAAGGAGATCTGTTCACAAAGTTTGGCGTAGAGATCAGGGATCAAGCAACGTTTGTTGTGGCAAGACGTAGATGGACAACAACCATAAATCGTTTTGATAATGAGATTAATAGCACTAGACCTAGAGAAGGTGATCTAGTATACTTACCATTGTCTAACTCTATGTTTCAGATCATGGCAGTAGATCACGAACAACCATTTTATCAGCTAAGTAACTTAGCAACATATAAACTTAGATGTGAGAAGTTTGAGTACAGTGATGAAGACTTTGATACGAATGTTGATGCTATTGATGGCATTGAACGGTCTTATGCATATGAGTACTTACTTACCCTTGACAGTGCAGGGGGTGGCTTCACAGTAGGGGAAACTGTAAATCAGACACTATCCTCAGGAGTTGTCATGAGAGGGGAAGTTGCTGCATTCTCAGACTCAGATAATGTTCTTAAGCTCATTCATATCGGTGCAGACGATGGAAACTATCATGAGTTTGTTGCCAACAGATTTGTTGTCGGTACAACTTCTCTAGACTTGGCAGGAACACTGGCTACTGCAACAGTTTCTGCAGTGGCAGAAGATAATCAGATTAGTCAGAACGAACAGAACACAGACTTTAGTACAATCGGTGCAGACTTCTTAGACTTCTCTGAGAACAACCCATTTGGTGATCCGGAGAATAACTGATGAGTGATATGTTTGATTTTGGATTTACCGCCGTTGATGAAGATGAACTAGAGGCAGTACAGAAAGTATCTGCCACAGCATCGTCTGCAGAAGAGCGGCTAAATAACTTATACAATGCCATTGTACCTCTCCTTAATAATCTTAAGGCAAATCCAGAAAAGGATTACATCCTTTGGCCTAATAGATTATCCAAGGTGGAACAGTTTGAAGATCATCTTCAGAATATATATAAAGGTTAACTATGTTTGGAACGCATTTCTATCATCAAAGGATAAGAAAAAGTGTAGCTGTATTCGGCACACTGTTCAATAACCTTTATGTGCTACGTAAGAATAGCTCAAATCAAGTAACAAGTCAAGTAAAAGTTCCATTATCATATGGTCCACAGAGAAAGTTTCTTGAACGTATCAGGGAAAATCCTGATCTTGATAATGATACTAAAGTTTCTATCAAGCTTCCTAGAATGTCTTTTGAGATTACTGGTATTCAATACGATGCTCAGAGACAACTTCAGAAGATGAATAACTTTACCCAATCGGGCAGCACATCTAATCTAAGAAATAAGTTCTATAGTTTCGTTCCATACAATATTGGATTTCAATTAAGCGTTTATGCAAAAACTCAAGATGATGCTTTGCAGATTGTAGAACAGATCCTACCAACATTTAATCCTCAGTATAGTTTAACAATTAAACCTTTTTCTGACTACCCCAATATTACTGAAGACACTCCAATAACTTTAACTGGTGTAGATTTTAGTGATGACTATGAGGGAACATTAGAAGCAAGAAGGACTATTATATACACACTCACATTTGATATGAGAGTAAACTTTTATGGTGCTATTAACGAAGTTGGTGTGATTAGAACTTCCATAAATAACATCAGTGAAATCAATGGTGGACTAGCAGACTCAGATGTACAGATAGGACAGATACAAGTAACGACTGATCCTGCGAATGTTTCTGCTGATAGCGACTATGGTTTTAATGAACTGATAGATTTTGAATTCCCATTTGCTGATAGTGCAGGATAATGACAAAAGAAAATGAAAATGTAGACAATGATTTTGAATTTGCTAGAAAAACTTACTATGACTTATTAGTAAAGGGTTCTGAGGCACTTGAAGAGATGATGGAAGTAGCAAGAGCTACTGAACATCCACGTGCATTTGAAGTTCTGTCGGGCATGATGAAAAACATGGCAGATGTTAACGGCAATCTTTTAGATCTTCATAAGAAGAAAAAAGAGTACCATAAAGAAGAAGCTCCAAAGGAACTTCCACAAAATACAACAAACAATCTATTTGTAGGCTCTACAAGTGATTTGCAGAGAATGCTTTTATCGGAAGACAGTGATGATGAACAAGGTAACGTGGTAGATATAAGTGACTATACCTCAGATAAATGAAACCTATATGGGTAACCCTAACGTTAAACGTGATGGGGTTCAGCAACAATATACTAAGAAAGAGTTTCAAGAATACGCAAGGTGTATGAAAGATCCTAGCTATTTTGCTAAGAACTATTGTAAAATTATACACCTTGATAGAGGTCTTGTCAACTTTGAACTTTACCCCTATCAGCAAAAGATGTTTAACCATTTTATGGAAAATAGGTTTAGCATCGTGCTTGCTTGTAGACAGTCGGGGAAATCTATTTCTTCGGTTGCATATCTTCTTTGGTACGCACTGTTTAGTCCTGAAAAAACTATCGCAATCCTAGCAAACAAAGGCGCTACTGCACAGGAGATGTTGGGTCGTATTCATTTGATGTTGGAAAACCTACCGTTCTTTTTACAACCGGGATGCAAGGCTCTTAACAAAAGAAGTATTGAGTTTAGTAATAACAGTCGTATTGTTTCTGCTGCTACATCTGGTTCTTCTATTCGTGGTATGTCTGTAAATCTTCTGTACTTGGATGAGTTTGCATTTGTTGAGAAAGCGGCTGACTTCTATACGTCAACTTATCCTGTTGTATCATCTGGTAAAGACACTCAAATCATTATCACATCCACAGCAAATGGTATCGGTAACATGTATCATAAGTTGTGGGAAGGCGCAATGCAAAAGGTGAATGAGTTTATACCTTTCAGAGTTGATTGGTGGGATGTTCCCGGTCGTGACGATGAATGGAAAGCAAAGACTATATCAAATACTTCACAACTACAGTTCGATCAGGAGTTTGGTAACACTTTCTTTGGCACAGGAGATACTCTCATTGCGGCACATGTTCTTTTGGAACAACAGGCAATCCCTCATGTGGAAGTATTAGAGGGTGGGGATCTTCTTGTATATGAACCGCCGAATAAAAAACGTAACTATGTAATGACTGTTGATGTGTCGAAGGGTAGAGGACAGGACTATTCTACATTTAATGTGATCGATATTAGCCAAAGACCTTTTAAACAGGTTGCTGTTTATCGCAATAATACTATCTCTCCAATACTCTACCCTAACATTATATATAAGTATGCAACTTTATACAATGAAGCGTATGTTATCGTTGAATCAAATGATCAGGGAACACTAGTTACTAATGGTCTATATCAAGACTTAGAATATGAAAACCTTCATATGGAATCTGCCATTAAAGCAGATCGTATTGGTGTGGAGATGAATAGAAAAGTCAAGCGTATTGGTTGTTCTGCTATAAAGGACATTATAGAAAACGGTAAGTTGAATATAGTTGATCCTCAAACAATCACAGAAATGTCTACTTTTGTTGCAAAGGGAGTTTCTTTCGAAGCATCAGAGGGAAATCATGACGATTTGATGATGAACCTTGTGATGTTCGGATACTTTGCTGTTGGTAATAACTTTGAAGAGCTTACTGACGTTAATCTAAAAGAAATGATGTTCGAGCAACGTATGAAAGAAATCGAAAATGACATAACTCCATTTGGATTTATAGAAGATCATAGCGAAGAAGACAAGTTTGACGAAGCTGTCCTTGAAGGTGATAAGATGAAAGGATGGAAAGTTAACAAAGATTGGCAATGGAACATCGAGTTTTAATTTATTATAAATACAAGTGATTGAATATAACCGTATAATGAAAACATATAATTCGATTACTGGAAAAGGAAACAGTCATGGCAATATTTGCTCCATCAGAATCCCCAGCGATTGTCGTTAAGGAAGTTGATCTTACAGGCGGTGTGCCTAACGTACAGACAACTACTGGCGCATTTGCGGGGAAATTTCGTTGGGGGCCAATCGAAGAGGCAGTACTAATAGACAATGAAGCAAGTCTTGCCGCTACCTTCGGTGCTCCTGATGATGCGCATACCGTAGATTTTCACACTGCGGCAGGTTTTTTAAAATTCTCAAATGCTTTACAAGTAGTTCGTGTCGCTGATTCAGACGCACGGAACGCTGCTGATTCAGATGCCACACATCTGATCAAAAACGACACAGCATTTGACAACAAGACAGGTCTTGGCGGCACATTTTATGCAAGAAATGCAGGTGCTCTTGGTAGCTCACTTCAAGTTGTTTGGTCTAACGATAGTAACTGGGGAAATTGGAATGATGCGTATAAAGCACAGTTTGACGCAACTCCTGCAGGAAATGAGCGTCACCTTCTTGTTCTTGACGAAGATGGCACAATCACAGGAACAGCAGGAACTGTTCTAGAAAGATATCCATTCGTATCAAAGGATAGTGCTGCTATCAAAGCAAATGGTACTTCTAACTACATGAAGAATGTCATCAACAGACAATCTGAGTGGATATATGCTACTACACACGTAGATAGCACAGGTTCAATGTCTTTGGCAAATGGATCTGATGGCACTACAGCATCAACTTCTGCATATCAAGCAGGATTTGATCAGTTTGAAGATAAAGACACTATCGAAGTGGACTTCTTGATTGCACCAGGACAAGCGACTGCATCGGATCAGGATACATTGGTTGATGATCTTATTGTAATAGCAGGTACAACTCGTAAGGATTGTGTTGTTGTAACATCACCTGCATCAGCCTCAGTCGTAGGTAATGATGATCCTGTTACAGATACTGTTACGGACGTTGCCGATTACACATACAGTTCATATGCCTTTGTCGATAACAACTGGTTGAAAGTATACGACAAATATAACGACAAGTACATCCATACACCTGCAGCAGGTCAAACAGCAGGTATCATGGCAGCTTCAGATGCAAACTCTGCACCATGGTTCTCACCTGCAGGTTCTCGTAGAGGTCAGTACTTGGGCGTAACAAGCCTAGCTTATACTCCAACTAAAGCTCAAAGAGACACACTATATAAAGCAGGTATCAACCCGATTGCTAACTTACCGGGCCAAGGTATCTTATTGTATGGTGACAAAACACACATGAACAGACCATCAGCATTTGATCGTATCAATGTTCGTAGGTTGTTTAACGTTGTCGAAAGAGCGATTGCACTAGCAGCAAGAAACACTTTGTTCGAACTCAACGATGAGTTCACAAGAGCGGAGTTCGTTAACATCGTAGAACCATTCCTGAGAGAAATCAAAGGACGTAGAGGTATTACAGACTTTAGGGTTGTGTGCGATGAAACAAACAATACTGCTGCAGTAATAGATAGAAACGAGTTTATTGCGAACATCTTCATCAAGCCAGCACGTTCTATCAACTACATCACTCTTAACTTTGTAGCTGTAAGATCTGGCGTTGACTTTGAAGAAGTCGCCGGACTATCGGTATAAAGGGGAGATAGAAAATGGCAGTACTAGGCGTAGATGATTTTAAAGCCAAGTTGCGTGGCGGTGGAGCGAGACCAAATCTCTTCAAAGCTACGATTAACTTTCCGGGCTATGCAAACGGAGATGTAGAACTTACATCTTTCTTGTGTGAAGCAGCACAACTTCCTGCTTCCACTATGGGTACAATCATTGTACCATTTCGTGGTAGACAGTTAAAGATGGCAGGAGACCGTACATTCGAAACGTGGTCACCTACTATCATTAACGACACTGACTTTAATGTTCGTAACGCTATGGAACGTTGGATGAACGGTATGAATGCACATAGTGCAAATACTGGTCTAACAAACCCTGTAGATTACGAAGCAGACCTTGTTGTCGATCAACTCGACAAAGACGGGTCTACATTGAAGTCTTATAACTTTCGTGGGTGTTTCCCAACAGCAGTATCAGCAATCGATCTGAACTATGCTTCAGAAAATGAGATTGAAAGGTTCACTGTTGAATTCCAAATGCAATATTGGGAAGCAGCGACTACTTCTTAAAGTAGTATAAATAAAAGTTAAGGTGGGCTGTGGTGGCCCACCTACCTCTAATATTAGGATTTAATATGGCTGAGAACAACGGCGTTACATTATTTGGTTTTGAAATAAAACGTAAAAAAGATACTTCTCAAGAGAAGTTACAATCTATTGTGCCACCCACAGATCAGGATGGTGCAGGATACGTTACTGCTGCAGGTGCTCATTATGGTACTTACGTAAACCTTGGTGGTGAAGACCACGCTAAAGATAACTTACAGAACATTAGACAATATCGTGCAGTTGCCACTCATCCTGAGGTAGACGCAGCCATTGAGGATATTGTAAACGAATCTGTTATTTCGGGTGAAGGCGAAAGCTCAATATCCTTGACGATGGATAAGGTTGAGGGTTTAAGCGAGTCACTTAAGAAACAAATCAATGAAGAGTTTGACAACGTTGTTTCTATGCTAAACTTTAACGATTTAGGTCATGATATTTTCAGACGTTGGTATGTCGATGGTCGTATCTATCATCACTTGGTTGTTGATGAGAAGAACCTAAAGCTAGGTATTCAGGAGATCAGACCTGTTGATGCGACAAAGATTCGCAAAGTAAAAGAAGTAAAGAAGAAAAAAGATCCTGTAACTGGTGCAAGTCTTATTGATAATGTCAATGAGTTCTACATCTATCAGGAGAAACCGGGCGGTACTAATCAGGGTGTAAAGCTTTCTACAGACTCTGTTAGTTATGTCACATCAGGTCTTTTGGATGTTGACCGTAAGCGTGTCGTTTCTCACTTACATAAAGCACTAAAGCCGATTAACCAGTTGCGTATGATGGAAGACTCGCTAGTTATTTACAGACTAGCTAGAGCACCTGAGAGACGTATCTTCTACATTGATGTTGGTAACTTACCAAGAGGTAAGGCAGAAACGTACATGAAAGATATCATGGCACGTTATCGCAACAAACTTGTCTATGATGCAGACACAGGTAAGATCAGAGATGATCGTAAGCACATGTCAATGCTTGAAGACTTTTGGTTGCCACGTAGAGAAGGTGGTAGAGGTACAGAGATCTCTACATTGCCTGGTGGTGAAAACCTTGGACAGATTGATGATATTATCTACTTTCAAAAGAGATTATACCGTTCACTGAATGTACCTATCAATAGATTAGAGCAAGAGGCACAGTTCTCTCTTGGCAGATCTACAGAAATCTCTAGAGATGAAGTCAAGTTTCAGAAGTTTGTCGATAGACTTCGTAATAGATTTGGAATGCTATTCACAGAGATCCTTAAGAAACAGTTGATCATGAAGGGATTAATCACTGAAGAAGATTGGAATCAATGGAAGAACGATATTGCGATTGACTATATAAGGGATAACCACTTTACAGAACTTAAAGATGCTGAGTTACTTGCAAACAGATTACAAACTCTTGATCAAGTACAACAGTATGTCGGAGAGTTCTTCTCTAAAGAGTATGTCATGAAAAACATTCTGATGTTGGATGATGATGGTATGAAACAAATGAAAGATCAGATTGCACAAGAAACGCAAGCTGGAGAGATAAACAATGATGAGGATGAAGACCAATGAGTGAACCGCAAATGAGTCCAGACACAAAACTACACGATTTTATTGACGCTGTTGTAGATAAAGATTTTTCTAAAGCTGCGCCAACATTTCATGAACTTTTAGCAGATAAAATGTCTGATGCACTTGACCAAGAAAAGGTTGCAGTAGCAGATCAGATGTTCAATGGTGCAGAAGCTGAGTTGGACGAAGATGATCCTTCAGAGGAAGAAGTCGAAGCCGCACTAGATGAGCTAGAAGATGATACAGAAGAAGATGAAGAAGAACAATAGTATACCAAAAATCTTTTTAGTATAAATAAAAGAAAAATAAAGAACATGACAAAAACATTTAAAGATATTAGAGAACTTGCAGGAAGAAAGCCTTCTGGAAATACAATCTTGGATACTAAGATTGATCGTATTCCTGTAAAGATCACTAAGGAAAAGAATGGATTTGTTGTGTACATCGATGGTGATAGACTAGATAGCTATAAGTCTCAGAAAGAAGCTGAGAAGATGGCTAAAGAGTTTGTCAAGCAATATAAAGGTTAACTAGATGAAGCTTATCACAGAATACACTGAAACAAATGTTCAGTGCATCGTAGAGAAAAAAGAAGATGGATCTAAATCACATGTGATTGAGGGGGTCTTCATGCAAGCCGAATCTAAGAATAGAAACGGACGTGTCTACCCAAAGCCTATTATGGAAAAGGCTGTAGATAAATATGTTTCAGAACAAGTTTCCAAGAACAGAGCGGTGGGCGAGTTAAATCACCCTGATGGACCAACTGTTAACTTGGATAAAGTATCTCACAAGATCACAGAACTTTCTTGGAAGGGAAATGATGTTGTGGGTAAGGCACAGATACTGGATACTCCTATGGGTAATATTGTAAAAGGTTTACTAGAAGGTGGTGTTCAACTAGGTGTCTCGACTCGTGGTATGGGTAGCCTTGAGCAACGTAACGGAACTATGTACGTCAAAGATGACTTTATGCTTAATACGGTTGATATCGTACAAGATCCATCTGCACCGAATGCTTTTGTTAATGGAATAATGGAAGGTGTTGAGTGGGTCTGGAATAATGGCATCATTGAAGCTCAAGAAATTGAAAGAATAGAGACTGAAATCAAACGTGCTCCACGTGCGGATCTTTATGAGACGCAGGTTCGTGAGTATAAAAATTTCCTCTCGTTATTGAAACAAACATGATTAAGGAGTCAAACATGACTGATCAAATCGAAGAGCAGGATGTGGAACTTCTAGACGAGATGGAAGTCGAAGAAGCACACGATCCTAAGAATGCTGAAGCTCAGTCGCTTGCTGCTAATGATGCAGCAGAGACTAAAGCACCTGCAGCTAAAAAGCGTAAAGGTGATAAGAGTAACAGCGAACCAATGCAAAAGGGTTCTGCAACACCAATGAAAGCGGAGTCAGTAGAGATTGATGGAGATTTTAGTGAAGACTTAAATGCTCTTGTTGAATCTGAGGCAACACTCAGCGATGAGTTTAAAGCCAAAACTGCAGTAATCTTTGAAGCAGCGGTAAAGTCAAAAATCTCAGAAGAGATCAACCGTTTGGAAACTGAATATCAAGAACAACTTGATGAAGAAATTCAGTCAACAAAAGCTGATCTTGTTGAGAAAGTAGACAGCTACCTCAACTATGTGGTTGAAAATTGGATGGAAGAAAACAAACTTGCGATTCAATCTGGACTTCGTTCAGAAATCGCAGAAGGTTTCATGGATAAGTTGAAAGACTTGTTTGTAGAATCTTATGTTGAAGTTCCTGAGTCCAAAGTTGACCTAGTAGACGAACTGGCAACAGCTAACGAAGAACTAGAAGAACAGTACAACGAAGCCGTTGCTAAAGCTATGACAATCCAAGAAGAGCTAGTATCTTACAAGCGTGATGCGATTATTCGTGAAGCGTCAAAAGACCTAGCAGAAACTCAGGTTGAAAAGCTTGCCAAACTAGCAGAATCTGTAGATTTTGATGACGCAGAGTCATTCGCCTCTAAGGTGTTGACACTGAAAGAATCATACTTCTCACAGAAGACCGCTACATCTGTTATCGCAGAAGAGTCAGAAGATGACACAGCCGATGAAGCTGTAGAAACTTCAGCGATGATGGAGCAATATTTACAAGCCCTAAGAAAAACTAAATAAGTTAAGGAGATCCAATTATGGAAACTTATGATCGTCTCGTAGAGAAATGGTCTCCAGTATTGAACGAAGAGTCTGCCGGTTCTATTACCGATGCACACAAGCGTTCTGTTACTGCAGCCGTTCTTGAAAACACAGAAAATGCCCTGCGTGAGCAAGGTTTACAAGAAACCGCAGCTAACGCTGCAGGTGCAGGTACTGCAGCCACTGGTGCAGCAGATAACTGGAACCCAATCCTGATCTCACTCGTAAGACGTGCGATGCCAAACATGATGGCATATGACGTTGCAGGTGTTCAGCCGATGTCAGGTCCAACTGGTTTGATCTTCGCAATGAAGTCAAAGTACAAAACCACAAAAGCTGGTGTATCTTCAGGTGACGAAGCACTGTTCAACGAAGCTGCAGTAGGCTTCTCAGGTGACTCAGCAACAACTGCTAACGGTTCACCATCAGGTTTGGCTGGCGTATCTGACACAGATGTAGACAGTTCTATCGTTGACTCTGGTTCAGCTTATGCTCCATATACAGGTGATGCATATACCACAACTGAAGCTGAAGCACTTGGTAACACAGGTGAAGCATTTGCAGAAATGGGTTTCAGCATTGAAAAAGCAACAGTGACTGCGAAGTCACGTGCTTTGAAAGCTGAGTACACTCTGGAACTGGCACAGGATCTGAAAGCTATTCATGGTCTTGACGCTGAAACAGAGTTGGCAAACATCTTGTCAACAGAGATTCTTGCGGAAATCAACCGTGAAGTAATCCGTACAATCAACAGCCAAGCTAAAATCGGCGCACGTCAAGCAAACGTAACAACTAAAGGTATCTTTGACTTGTCAAGCGATGCTGATGGTCGTTGGTCTGCTGAGAAGTTCAAAGGCTTGGGCGTACAGCTTGATCGTGAAGCAAACGTAATCGCAAAAGAAACACGTAGAGGTAAAGGTAACTTCATTATCTGTTCTTCAGACGTTGCTTCTGCTTTGGCTGCTTCAGGCATGTTGGACTATTCACCTGCACTGTCAACCAACTTGAATGTTGATGACACAGGTAACACTTTCGCAGGTGTTCTGAATGGTCGTATGCGTGTATACATCGATCCATATGCAACTGCAGACTACATCAACGTAGGCTACAAAGGTACAAACCCATATGACGCAGGTGTATTCTACTGCCCATACGTACCGTTGACAATGGTTCGTGCCGTAGGTGAGGATGATTTCCAGCCACGTATCGGGTTCAAAACTCGTTATGGCATGGCGTCAAACCCATTCGTAGGTGCTTCACCTGCAGATGGTCTTGCAACTGCACGTACAAACCAGTACTACAGAATCTTCCGTGTGGACAACATCCTTACATAAGATTTAAATATAAAAAAGGGAGGGGTTCAACCCTCCCAACTAAGGTCCACTTCGGTGGGCCTTTTTTTATGCCATCTTATTAGACATTTTCTTTAACCATTGAAACATGATTTTATCTGCCCACTCAGGATTTTTATTTTTCAGAATTTCAAGAGGGGCACCCTCAATACCTTCTTTACTACGGGCTTCTACATATTCTTCAACAGTAAAGCTTTTGATTAATTCTTTTAGAAATTTAGCTTTAGTAAAAGGCCCTTTGTACTTAAACCGAGCTATGAACAATTCTTTAGGCATACCTACACGTGAGGGATGACAGTTAGGGGCTACTTGATCCCAAGTAGGTTGACCTTCGTAGGTGCCTGTATACTCAAGATATCCACCGTGGTAAGTAAACTTAGATTTATCAAACTGTGTCATATGATTCTCACTTTCTCTTGATTACATACTTTTGTAACATATCAAATAGTGTTTGTCAAGCATATAAATAGAGGTATATAAAGTTTTTTAGGAACAACCTATGCCTACATTAAATCCTAGTCTAGAAGTATTAACATCATCAGCAACATCAGGGTTGAACAACGTCAACTATTTACAGCCCAATGCGTTTAAGCTTACGATAGACCACAAGCATTTTCAGAACTTAGAGTTCTTTTGTCAAACTGTACTACATCCTTCGATGTCATCTAATCCAGTAGAGATGCCATACAAGAGAGTTACTTCTGTGCCATTCACGGGGGATAAATTGACATTTGGAGAATTAACTGCTATGATTATAGTTGATGAGAATTTAAATGCATACACTGAAATGTATAACTGGTTGCAAAGAACTATCGAACAAGAAGACAGAACACCGCTAGGTAGAACATCAGTAAACCCCCCAACATACGCTGATATAACACTTAGCATTTTGAGTAGCCATAACAACAAGGTTCGACAGATTAGATATATAGATAGTATGCCAACAAGTCTTGGTGATATGACGCTAGAGTCAACCTCAGGTGACGTTACATTTATAACATTTCCTGCATCGTTTAGGTTCTCTTATTTTGAATTAAAGTAACCGCAAAGAAAGTATATTATGAAAACATTGGAAGAAGTTATAGAATCTTGGCAAGAAGATTGTCAAATCCCTAGAAACGATCTGGCAGAAACCTCTCGCTTGACACCTAACCTACACGCCAAGTATCTTGGCGCATTGGCTAATGCTAAGTTGCGTCTCAAGAAATATGAGATGGATCAAAAGTCTTTACTCAAAGATAAATGGCTATACTACAACGGTAAGATGGATCAATTTGAAATAGAGGCACGTGGTTGGGATTACGATCCCTTAGACGGTCTAAAGGTTCTCAAGGGAGATATGAACCATTACTATGACTCTGACAAAGAAATACAAGAGTCTGAGTTGAAAATAGAGTACCTAAAAACCCTTATAAATACACTTACAGATATAGTTGATACCTTGAAGTGGCGTCATCAAACTATTGGTAATATGATAAAATGGAAAGTATTTGAAGCAGGTGGATAATGTTTAATCATGTAGATCATGGTATTAGTTTACCAAAAATGACTAGGAAGACAGGGAAGGGTGGACGTAAGTATTTTACTCCTGATGGCAATGCCTACCCTTCTATCACTACAGTGCTAAGTCTCTTAAGTAGAGATAGTATTATAAAGTGGCGTAAAAGAGTTGGCGAAGAAGAAGCCAATAAAATCTCACACCAAGCGGCGACAAGAGGAACTTCTGTACATAAGTTGGCAGAAGATTATCTTGATAATGTTGAAGATTGGAATAAGGATGTTCTGCCTAACAACTTATTTACGTTTAGTCATATAAAAGATATTATAGATCATAAAGTAAATAACGTTTGGTTTCAAGAAGAATATCTTTACAGCGACAGACTTCAGTGTGCAGGTCAAGTGGACTGTATTGCTGAGTATGATGGCGAATTGTCAATAATCGATTTCAAAACAAGTCGTAAACCAAAGAAAGTAGAATGGATCAGCAACTACTTTATTCAGGCATCCTTTTATGCTGCAGCATTCTATGAACGCACAGGTGTTCCTATTAAGCAGGGCGTGATTATTATTGCAGTGGATCATAGTGAACCGCAAGTGTTTACAGTTAATACGCATGACTACCTACAAGAGTTTATTAAAGTAAGACAAATGTATAGAGAACAAAAAGAGAATGGCTGATATTACAGTCAAACTAAAAGACTATAGTATGATGTATGTTGACTGCGAAGGCGGGTTTGCATATGAACTTTCTGACTACTTCTCTTTTTATGTTCCAGGTTACAAGTTTATGCCAGCCTATAAAAATAAAATATGGGATGGAAAGATAAAGTTATTCAACAGAATGACAGGTGAGTTGAATGCAGGGCTATATGTTTACCTTGTAAAGTTTTGTGAAGAGCGTGGTTACATATTAGACACAGAAGAAACTAGGTATGGGTTTCCTTTAGTAAAAGATAATGTCAGTGAGTTAGATCATTACTTGCAAAATGACAACTTGCCATTCCAACCTAGAGACTATCAGTACGATGCAGTTAAGACAGCAATGGAGCGTAGTAGAGGAATACTTCTTTCTCCTACAGGATCTGGTAAGTCATTCATGATTTACATCCTTGCTAAGTTTTGGTTACAATATGTTACAGAAGGAGTTGGGTTTCCAAAAGCAGGGCGTGTTCTGATTATTGTTCCGACTACTTCCTTGGTCGAACAAATGCATCAAGACTTTATCGACTATGGTATGAGTGAACGTGGGATGCATAAAATATACTCAGGTAAGAGTAAGAACACAGATAAAGCCATAGTAATATCTACGTGGCAAAGCATATATAAATACCCTAAGAAATGGTTTGAACAGTTTGGTATGGTTATAGGGGATGAGTGTCATGGCTTTAAGTCAAAGTCATTGTCATCTATCATGAATAAGGCAACAGAGGCAAAATATAGGTTTGGTACTACAGGTACTCTTGATGGCACCCAAACTCA